CTGGGAATACCTTGTCTGCAATGAAGTTGTCTTGGTTCTGAAGATAAGCAACCGAGATGTTTGTGAGAATAGCATCAATGTGAACGCTATTGATATTTGGCTGTGGCATTTTTAGTTATCCCCCTTAAGCCGCTCTGCCTGGATTAGCGCAGTTTACGACTGCTGTGACGATGTTTCCATCTGCCGCAGATTCAGTTAGTAGTGTTCCGACAACATACTTTGTTGTATCTGTTCCAGCGACAAGAGCAACTGCCTTGCCTGTTGAACTTGTTCCAACAAGTGCGCCTTCGCCGATAGCGGCTCCAGCGACAATCTTTGTTCCTCCGACAATAAGCACTTCTGCTTCCTGTCCTGAAGTTGGAGCGTTCTGAAGGACTCCAACAGGAATATCAGTTGCGGCTGCTGCCGCTACTGCCTGTCCTGAAGAATCTAACTTCACGAATGTGTACTGCTTTGTGGAAAGGTCGGCACCTGCAACGAGGGTGACCTTTACCGAGTAATTACTGATTTCGTATGCCATGGTTATGCACCCTTTTCATTACGGTATTGGACATAAAGTTCAGGATTGGAAGATGCGGCACTAGCGAACGCTTGTTCGAAAGATTTTGCATTTCCTTCCTCAACTGCCGACTTAGCCAAGGCAGTCAATCTGCTGTAGGCATCGCCTGTAGTGAAGTCTGCTGATTTCCCGATTTCAGCAAAAATGTTTGCTGATTCAGCCTGAGCATTAACAGATGTGAGGATTTCCTCTACTGACTTTGCGAGGTCTGCATCAACTGTGGACAAGCGGCGTAGCGCTGGTCCGACCTTCTCTGCATCAAGATTCAAGTTAGAGAATCCCTTTGCCTTTTCAATAGCCTCTGCATCAGCCTTGGCTTCGCGCTCCTTACGGAGTTCTTCAGTTGCGGTTTCTGCTTGCTTTTTGAAATTTTCAATCATTTTGACGACTGACTCAGGAGCGGACTTCATGTATTCCATTTCATCCTCGGTCTTATCTGATTCTGACTTATCTTCCTCTTTAGACATTTCCATTTCGGAAAGTTTGCCTTCGAGTTCAGCGATTTTCTTCATCGCATCTTCAAGGGTCATTTCAGCCTTTTCGACCTGTGCATCAGTAGCCGCGGTTGTTGTTTCCTCCATAGTGGAGTCCTCCTCGGTGAGCGTTTCGTCTAAGACTCTCTGAACTTCAGATTCATCGGCTGATTTCATAACCAACCAACCCTCATGTAAGTGTGCAGGATGGTCTACTCCAGATGTTTCCTCAATGACTAAATTCGCCATTTTGCGGGTACGAGCCAACATTCACTCCTAACGAAAAGTGCCTACCTGAACCAGTATGGACTGGAAGATAAACACGGGTCTTGACTGGATAAGAATAACACAGGTGTAATTTCACCCTTTTTAAGAAGAAATCAGAATCCTCAAATTCACCAAGGCGCTTATCAAATCCTCAAAAGCCATCATTGAAAATGGGTTTTCGCTCTGCCAAAAACGGGCAACTCTGAAGTGGAAATCGCCCTCATTCATCTCGCTCCAGACAAAAAAGACCTGTGAATCATTAGGCAACTTAGCCACCACTCCAGCAAATCTCGGCGGAGTTGAGACTGGGTTTACCTCTAAGCCCATACCTCGCAGGATGCCGATAGTATCCTCAATAATGCTTTGCATTTAGTTGGTATATCTCTGGCTTGGAGTAATTCGAGATGGGCGCATAATGTCCATGTCGTCCATCCACTTTGGGTCGTCTGCATCCAATTCTTCGTATTCTTCCTCTGAGTCATCGTTATGGGAATGAAGTTTCTTTGGATTCTTTGGATTCTTAGGCTCGGACTCATCTTCACCTTCAGAATCATCTGGGCTGTACTTACCATTAGCCCAAGCGCCATGGGAGCCTTGGTCGTGGCTACCGTGCTTGGCTACTTCTACTTTTTTTTTAGTGTTGAGACCTTGTGACCAACTTTTGTTTCAGTTGGCTTTCCATCTCGGTACAACTGAATTAAAGCCGCTGGGTCATCTTCGGTTCCCTCAATTGAGAAACTTGAATCAGGAACATTGATTTTGCCATCGCGCACGATACGCACAATCTTGCCTGTAGCCGTACCGCCTGATGAATTCCAAGAAACCATGTCTCCTCTTGATACAGAGACAGCCTTTTTCATTGTGTAAGCCATATCGCGCATAGCCTTTTCAATCATAGACTTTGCGTAACCCTTGAGACCCGCGATTCCCTTTTCATCAACTTCTTTTTCAATCATCGCGTATTCATCGTCCTTCATGTTTTTCATGGGACCATTGCGAAGTTCCTTGAGAATCTTTTTGTCTTTCATGTGGTTTCCTTCGGCTTCTTTTTCTTTGGGTTCATAATTGTATCAACATGGACACTATTGACTCCTGGACCATCTTCCTTCTCAACTTCTTCCATATCAACATAAAGGCGCTCTGCCTTACCGCCGATTGAATAGCCAAGAATCTTTCCAGACTTTACCAAGTCCCATGCCCAAGGCTCCCAGATAACACCGAGAAATACTGTGTTTGGTGGGTATGTATGGTTTACATCAATCCCGCTTATTGTTTTAATTGGAACTGTTAATTCGTATGGGAACGCCATAACTTCTACCCATTCTCCAGCAACCACATCGCGGTCATGCTGTAGACGGATACGGCGGTCATTAGTCTTTACATAATCCCAGACTGCTCGTTGCAACTCATCTGCATCTGTCCATTCACCATGGGCATCAATGCGGTCTGGAATATACATAGCCCCTAGCGTGTAACGCTTAGCATCTTCAGCCTTTGAAACTTCATAGGCTCCAATGCTCTTAGGCGCTGCGAAAGCATCTGGGAATGAACTCATTGCAAGGGCTTCAGTAATCTCCTCATAGTCACCTTCGCCCATAACTAGATAGGCTGAAATAAGGCGAGTCGGTGTCCATCCCTGTGTTGGGTACCAGCGCTCCTCATCAATGATGTTGAAGCGATAGAGGTTATGGGGTAAACCTCTGCTCATCTTTACGAAATATCTCATTTGACCACTTCTCTCTTAAAGGTAAGTTTATCAACCAGGGTTGATTTAATCAAGCCAGCCTCTTGAGCCGTCTGGAACTGCTGAAGAACAAGTGTTCCCGTGGCGATAATTGCTCCGTAGTTTGCTGGGCGAACAACGCCTCTGGCAATATCAATCATCTGATTCCACATTTTTTCTCGGGCTGAATCATTCAACTCGACCTGATATTTCTTGTAGATAGGGTGCGTTCCGCCTTCGCCTTCTTTATGAGCAAATGAACTCGGCGTGTGTAATTGAATCTCTACCTCAATGCCGTCTTTTCTTGCTTTGATATTTACCCCATCATAAGGGTCGCCAGACTGCCAAAAGTTCTTAACTCGCAATGTGAATCCAGCAGCCTCAAGAGCCTTGACTGTTGAATCAAGGGATTGAGCGTAATTCTCATCGCCAACTTTGAGGGTGTAGCGAACTGCATCGGAGACAGCATCAGCCGCTCTTGACCTATCGCCATCAAATTCTGTAACAGCATCGCCATCAATTTTGCGAGCCAAAGAATCTGTTGATTTAACTCTTTGTTCTAATTGGACAAATTCTCCGCCAGCATTTTCCTGGATGACTTTCATCAACTCTGTAACTTTTGGCTCTACCGCAAGCGCTCTTTCTCGGAGTCGCTTGGCTTCGGCAACTGCCTCTGCTGACCATTGTGGTCTAGCCATAACATCTGGGGCTAGTGGTGGCACATCGCCAGTCACATTCATAGCCCATGCGCCGTGTTTCTTTTGGTCATGGGTGCCATGTTTTGCAAGAGGTTTCCATGCAAGAGATTTCTTTGCAGGTGCATCAATCGCCTGACCTTCAAATCCGTTGGCTGTAGACCATTCAAGAGAAATATCTAGCGCTTCTTGCGCCGTTACCGATAAGCGATAAACAGGTATCTTCGTTCCTGGGTTATCAAAAGCAAAAGCAACTGAAGCGCCCCATGTATGGTGACCGTCAATTACAAAGCCATCGCTGGAAACTAAGATTCTTTCTTTTTCTGGGATTCCGCCTTCTTCGCGGAATTTGTTATAGATGGCTCCAGAGCGAGATGCAGAAATTTCTTTCTGAACTGGCTTTAATGTAGTTGGGTCTACTTCTTCAGCCGTTGATGTAATACCCTCAGACTTTTCAATTTCGGCGAGGAAGCGACCTCGTTCTTTTCCAGGAATCTGTGGCATATCTTTACGAGCGATTCCCATACCCTCATCGCCGTATAACAATGTTCCTTCAACACTTAACTCAGTAAGGTCTGGGTGGTCATCTCGTTTCGCCGCGGACATGAGAAAAGCAGAGACATTTTCTTTCTCAACTGTTGGGTGACCGCCAGCCAAGATTGCATCAGCAATTCCGTCAGCCCAGGAGCCGTGGGTTTTCTGGTCGTGCTGTCCTGGATTATGTTTAGCCACTTCTTTTTCAGCCCGAGCAATCATAGTTTCAGCCCAAGTGAATCCAGCATCTCCGCCCCAGGCATCCCAGGCAACTCGACCCGCTGAAGGGAATCCCTTTTCGCCTTGGCTAAAACCGATAGCCTGTTTGTCTACTTCATGGCGAGCCAAAAATGATTTCATTCGCTTCAGGGTTGCAAGCGAGACACCTTCTCCCGATGCCAACTGACCAGCGCGAGAGCGACCAATACCAGTAAATCCGTCTCCAGCCTTGCCTTCAGAAATCCAATCAAGCGCTCTACGGGCTGCGGTGCGGACAGCCATTGGAGGTATGTAACTATCCGACTTTTTGAATTCGTGCATCTGCGCTAGGCGCTTTTCTGCTTCAGCCTTTGTTTTATATGAACCAAATTTTCTCTTGCCTTCTTCGTCATAAACCGTGTACTTGCCATCTTCACGGCGAATCATTTTGTTTAATTCTTCAAATGGCTCTAAGCGCATTTCATAACCAGTAGTGGTCAAAAACAACTGGACATCGGCAACTGCTGAGCCTGTAGATTTAATAACATCGGCAATCATGTCGGCTGGGAGTGAGCCAGCAAGGGCTTTGAGATTGGCGTTTTTCATTGTGTCTACGAGGATTTCGAACTCATCCCAGACATCGTTCTCAGGCGCTTCTAACCCACGGCGCAACATCTCATTGACGGCAAGGTGATGGACTTCTAATACTTCTGGGGTTGCCTCTGACTTATGTAGGCGTTCATGCAGGGCGCGTAGTTTATCTGCGCTTAACTGGATTAGTTTTGGTGCAATATCAGCCATGGCTACATAGTAGCGGATTGAATTACAACCGTTATTTAGTTTCCTCTACCTGGATTAGATTCATTTCTATCATCTTATCCAAAATAGCAATCTCTCTCTCATCTGGAGGACCAGAAATATCTGAGGGCATAGAGGCATTAACCTTGGCTATCGCCTTGAGTCTTTCTTGTCTTTTCATACTATGATTTTACCGCACTCGCTGGCTTTTCTCTAGCGGTGCCGTCATAGACCAAGCCATCGCCGTCTCTATCAATTGGACCTTCAAAGAGGTTTCTGCCTTCAGGGGTAAGAATCTTCACATATTTGAGGTTGAGGTCCTGAAAAAGTCTTTCTCCAGCCCAAGTCACCGATTTTTTGGTTTCACCAGTAAAAGGATGCTCATAGTCTGATGTCGTTTTGTCCTTATACCCAATCATCAGAAAATCGTTAGGCAACGGGAAATTCTCATCTCTGAAGTCTTTTATAGAATCCCAGCGCGGTCCGTTTTCATCGGAGACATATCCGTTGGTCGCTCTTTCCATAAGGGCATCAAATTCTAGTCTTGCGGGTTCTCCAAATTGGAACTCATCAAGCATCCGTCCGCTATAACTTCCTGTAATTCTGGCTTCCACAATATGCTCAAAATTTTCTTGGCTTGATTCTGGGTCCCAGTCAAAACCATCACGCGCCCACACGCGAGCGCCGTCCCAGCCCGTTCCAACCGTGATAGCACCAAAACCTCTCTGGGTATACCAATCTTCAGAGCGGTCAATAAATTCTTTACCAAATCCTAAGCCTTTATATTCATCTTGGAGTTTTAATAATTTGTGTTCTACTACCCAGACCCCATCTTGTTTATAGAACACTCGTTCGAACTCACCAGCAAAGGCTCTATCTGAATCTTCAATTACGCCTTTTACCGAAATACCTTCCTCTCCTGTGGGCGTATCGGTAGTCATTCCAACATATTGAATCTTGGAACTCAGAGTAGTAACAGCACCGCCAGCGGCATTAACTACGGTGTGGTCTGTGTTGAAAATTTCTTCAAAATAGGGCGTAACATTGGAAAGCAATTGTTCATTATCTTGTCCGTTTTGTTCCATCCAAAGTCCTGCAAGGTATCCAGGTTGGCTACTATCAATAAACTCATCAATCATTTTTTCTTGTTCTTCGTCATAAACTGTGTTGTAATCAGAATTAGGATTTTCTTCTATGAGCGCCGCAACTCGTTCTTCAATACCCGCTATGGCTTCCAAGTAAAAAGATTCCTCGTTTTCAACCATTAGTTTTAGTTCGTCATAACCTGGTCCTTCTCCGCTGCCCTCCAAGATTGCATCTAAATCTTCTAGTGCAGGTCCTAGCGTGGACATTTCTTCCATGCGAGCAATTTCTTCATCGGTGTAGCCGTCAGCCCAACTACCGTGGGTCTTTTGGTCATGCTCGCCGTGTTTTAAGACAGGGATTAACCCAGCCTCAAAACGAATTACTTTGTAGGCTTTGCCAACTTCTCCCAGATTTTTTGGGCGTAGGCTTCGATTTCCGAATCGCTCATATCCGCGATGTTGGCTGGCAGTTCTACCGCTTCCAGTTTTTTCGACATTACCTGTTCCTCCTGTTTCGATTTCAGCGAAGTTAGTTACATCCCAAATAGAAATTTGGTCTTGCTTTTGCCCTGCTGAGATTGCTCTCTCTCTATCTTGGATGTTTTCCGATACATCAAGATAAACCTGTCCATCGTCCTTATTATGCCATAACCCCAGGTAGTTTTTACCACCGCCTAGTTCTTTTTTATGTTTCTTCATGTAGTCGGCAAGAATCTTTGGACCTTTGATTGGGTCATAGAAATCATCGGCAGATACGACAGAGCCGTATTTAGCGCCCTTAGCGACCATGTACCCGCTAGTAGGTTCTGAGCCATCCACCATATTGACGGAAAGACCACCGTTTTCACGAACTCGGCTTAGGATTGAATCGGCAACTCCAGCGCCCATTCCCCCAGTAGCCCAATTGCCGTGAGTTTTCTGGTCGTGAGTGCCGTGCTTAATAACGCTGTTGGCTGGGATAATTTCTATTCCGTCAAGGCTGTCCGTTAAAAATCTACTCATCCGTCTGCCCTTTCAAAAACTGCAATTCTCGCCTCTGAGCCTACATCTGTTTTATAGCCGAGAAACCTTAATGGTGTTCCTCTTGGAAGCAAGACTTCTTTCTCCCTGCTCGACTGACCCATTGGCTCGCCTAATAATTCTTTGTAAATATCAACTGCTAACCCTTTGCCTGACTTTGAGGCATTAGGCAAAATAACCGCTACCGTGTCTGGCGTATCGTCTATTCTTCCAAGGTGCGTTCTAGTGGAATCGCTTGAGGTTAAATCAATACGGGATGTAGACATAAAACCTCTGTCTACCAAAATATCGCCTTCTTCTAAATTCGCAAGAACATCGTCTGCAAAAACTCGATAAAGATTAGTGGCTCCGAATGTTGGTGGGCTTTTATCTATCACCGCATCTAGGCGCTCAATGCTTCTCTTAGAGGTTTCAGCCTCCTCTGATTTCCCTGCTCGGAAGGCTTCCATAACCTTTTCTTTGTTGGCATCTATGTAACGGTAGATTGCTTCCTGTTCTTCAACCCCTGATAATTCTCCAGAATCAGAATCGCTCTCTGAGTAATTCTCAATCGCTGCATCAAATAATTCTGGATTGTGTAATACAACCTGCATTGATAAAGCAAGTGAAATCTCATCTTCTGTCTCATTTAGACCTCTTGCGTAATAATTGATATTCATATATCCGTTGCCAGAATATGAAAGAACTGCGTTTGCTTCGTAGCCAGTTGTGCCTACATAGTTTCCTTGGGCATCTACCCCGAATAATTCGCTGTATTCCGAGTAGGCAGACTCATATTGTGTTTCTTCGTCAAAGTTTCCATCAGCCCAGTTTCCGTGGGTGGATTGGTCGTGGGTGCCATGTTTCTCCATAACAAGGGTTAGCCCCTTGCTGGAATCGTGTTGAAATCTATCTAGATTCATGGCACCAACTCTATATCCCAGACCTTGCCGCGTTGAGCAACAACCTTAAATTTGCTTCCTCTAGGTAGAAGGAACTCAGCCTCGGTCATAGAAGGTGTCCATCCGTACATAGGTTCGTGATAGCCAGAAGGAAAAATTCCTTTTGTGCCAGCGGGTAACTTCATCCGAAACACTAAGCCATCGTAATATGGCAATGAACCTCCGAATTGCTGAGCAACTCCTGGGTCAATAGTTGTTGAAGTAAAACCCTTATCTTCGTAAACATCACCAACTTTTAGTGCCTCAAAGAAATCTAATCCATTGCCTTTAACTCCTCGATATGTAACTAATTCTTCGCTTAAAGGCGGAGCGGTTTCAATCGCCTTATCCAAAGATTCAAATATCGTTTTGTAGCCGTCATCGCTTATCTGGTCATCTCTCAAAGCCTCATTCATATCGTAGGCTGTGCGACCTTCATAAGCGCTGATTGCCATAGAAAACTCAGGGTGAGCCATCTCAGTAAAACCTTTTAAGCGTTGGCTTAATAACATACTCATAAAATAAACTTCTTTATCGGTCTCTGATTCAAATACCTTTGCCTCGTCTTTGAACCAATCTGCAAGATTCTCATAGTTGCCTGAAGCCCAGTTTCCATGAGTCTTTTGGTCATGTTCGCCGTGCTTTTCCATCTTGTCGAAGAAATCTTCAACTCTGCCGCCTTCTAAAAGATGGGCATAGTAAGCGTTAAAATCTTCTTTGTTAAGGTTATTGGCTAGGTAGGCATACCGCCTTGATTGTGCAGGAGTAGTCATCATTCACCAACCGCCTTTTCTGCAACTGTAAGCATTGACCTATCTAAAACTACATAAATGCCGCGCTTATCATCTTGGACATGACCAGCATCGTAATACTGATAACCCATAGCGGCAAGCCTTCTACCGACATTATTACGGTGAGACTTTTCCCCACCCCAGACCATTTCTTTCATAACTGCTTTTACAACTTCGGCTGTTGGGGCTATGGCTGTATCGGGAATCATCATTGCCATCACTTTTCCGTTACCCAATTTATTATTATCAGGGTCCACATCGTCAGCGTAACTTTGAGCAGAATCAACAAATGATGTTGTGTATGTTCCGTTGCCGAAGGCTCCCCAGCCTCCAAAATACTCGCCCTCTCTAAAATCGGTGAGGGCTTGCTCTGCCGTATAAGTCACTTCGCTATCTCCAGTAGATGAATAATCAGCGATGCCTCGAAAGACTATAAATCCACCTCCTTGCTCGGCTGATAACTTTGCTAAATTCTCTAAATCCTCAAGTGTTTTTACAGTTTTTGGTTTCTCAGTAAAGCCTTGGCGCTCGGCAATAATCTTGAGCGCATTATCACCGTATGCTCTACCAGCATTGCTTTCAGCAAAATCCATATCCGCAATTAAGTCTAAGGTTTCAACATTGTTACCAGCCCTAATCATTGCTGCTTCAACTTGGATACGAGGTTGATTCTCGCTCAGAGGACTACGGATAATGTCTAATTTTTCTTTGAAAAATACCTCATCAAGCGCTTCAGTAATATCAACTCCAGCGCCACCGCCACCTGCCCATGAGCCGTGTGTGCGCTGGTCATGCTGACCAGGAAGATGCTTTAGAACATCGCCTTCGTAGGGTGCAGGAATAAACATTGGGTCTATAGGCGGTTCAACAATTGTGTATTCGAAATCTTTAGTCAAGAGGAACACCCGCCTCTCTATAAGCCTTTTCAAGACCAGCGGCATACTCTGGACTGATTACCTTGCTTGCCATATAAATATGATTTTTTGCGAACTCTACTCCGTGACCTTCGTAACTGCTAGTTGCGCTTATTGCTGTAGCGTAATGAGCAAGTTCGTGAAGAATTACTGGCTCTGCTTTTGAATAACCTTTATCCATAGCCAAAGCGCTATATCCAACTCCGCCTTTTGTTCCGATTGAATACTGACCAGCGGCACCCATGGCACGAAGGGATACCTTGGGAGTGCCTACTACACCGCCATCGCCAAATGCTTCTATAAACCAATCAGCAGAAGTCACGGCATTAACATAGGCTTGAACTCCAGCCTTTGTCCCATCAAGATGTTTTTCGCCTGTTGTGGATTTTATATTGCGTGTTGATTCTCTGGACCATTCATCAAATGCTTTTGAATATGCTTTGTATGCTTTATCGTATTCGGCGCTAGTTTGGAACTCTGTACGGCTTGGCGGAAATGGTTTAGGAATATCTCTTTGCACATTCGGCTGGAAGCGTTCTTCAGCATCGTAAATCTTACGCACTAAACTGTCTGAGGTGCCAGATTGAAGTTGATAAATTTCTCTATGAGCCAATCCGTTGCCGCCTTGAGGGGTGCCTGTAGCCCAATTACCGTGGGTAGACTGGTCATGTTCTTGGTGCTTTTTGACTGTTGTATCCCCGTATAACTTACCCCACTCATAACCAGCAATGACTCCTTCGCCCCAAGGCATAAATTGAGTTCTTCCGTACTTGTCGGAAAACTTTTGTGCTAGATGCGTGGATTCTGGAACGATTGTCTTTCCCCAAAAAATACTATGCTCGGGAAATAAAGAATAAAGTTTCTCTAATACTTTAGTTGCATAACCTTTGCCTCCGTCAAAAGAATCTATCGAATTAACATCAAGTCGGTTATTTCCTAAATTAACAAAATCAACAGAAGCCAAAGTTTGCCCACTTTTGTCTTGCATTGTTAATGAATTTCTGTCTTGCTTAAATGAAACACCATCCCCAGCCCAATTACCGTGGCTTGACTGGTCATGCTCCTGATGTTTGAAAACTGGGATAAGCCCAGGCGCGAACTTGATTACCTTCATCGGGTGCCTCTATCTGGAGGGATGATTACGAAGGTGCAGCGGCAATTAGGGTGGACTATGGGCTTCTCCAGCCCGATAGAGAACAGACCAATCCAAGGTACGACTTCTCCATTCAGAGGCGCACAAATGTCGCAGGTGCGCTCGTCTGGGGCTGTAATCCACATCTTCATAGTTGCAGGGTCTATGTATCCCGCTTCATCGGCTTGGCGATAGCCTTCCATTCGCCCTTCATTCTGGGCTATCTGAATCTCTGTACGGGCAATCATGCGAGCGCGAGCGCCCTTGAGCCTGTCTGCGTAAGCGGTTGCTGATTTCTGGGCGCGTTGGATTGCTGTAGCCTCTTTGATGCCAGCCTTTATCAAGCGGTCTAATTCTCGAATCTCGAACTTGCGAACGGCATCAGCCCACTTGGGGTGGAGACCAATAATGTTCTTAATACGAACTGCTGTGCGGCGCACATCAATCTGCTCATTGAATGAATCAATAATTATCTTACGGATTGCCTGACGGGTAAGGTCGTCAATACTTGTTACCAACTGCCCAGCCCTACGAGCGGCAAAGGCTAGTGAATTAGGGTTTGTTTTGTTGAAAGAAAGACTAAATGCAACTGGCTCTGGATTGACTCTTGCCCAATTCGGAATCTTCGTGAAGTCCATATTTGCCATGGATTCAGGATTTGCAATTCGAACTTGGGTAGGGGTAAATGCTGGCAAGGCTAAAACTGGAGCAATCTTTTTTAATCCCTGGATTGCTTCGATTCCGCCAATATCAATAATGCCGAGCAACTCGGCTTCAATCTTAGGGGCATCACCATTGATGGAGATTGCTCGGAGCAAGCGGTCTAAAGTGTCTGCATCTAAGCGACCAAGAATCTTTGCCAACTCATCCACTTTGATTTTGTCGGTTGCATTACGAATCGCATTGACGAGAACGCGAGCCATCGCCGCTTCTTCTGCGGTTAGAGGATTTCTGGAGCCATCTGAGCCAGAGCCAAAACTAATTGCCATGCTCTACTCCAAATCGCCGTCTAGCGGTTCCTGTCCTTCTGGAATATCAAGTTCTTCTTCCAGAGATGGCGGTGCATCAAATCCTGGAGCGGCAGCGCCTTCAGCACCAGGCATTGCTGGAGCGCCGTAGGCTTGCTGTCCATCGTGTTCAGCAGGTGGTAATCCAGCCAAATCGCGTAAGTAATCTTCCAACTTAGGGTCTGGCATAAGTACGCCAGCGGTTGCCAACTTGGTTACGAAGTCTGAAATCTCAGTCAAATCAACATGGCTTACTTCTCCGTAGGTCAAGAATGGGGCGCGTGAGACATCCATTCCGTTAAGTTTCATAAGGCGTGGAATTGCGTATTGGTTAAATACCTCAGCGATATTTTTAGCAATCGAATCAACTGCCATTGACCATAAATCCATCTTGGTTGAACCGAGAGCGTATGAACCTACGCGGTCTGAGCCTAGAAGAATAAAGTCTGAAAGAATAGACATAGACATACGCTGGTCATAGCGCTGAACAATCTTGTCTGTATCGAACTGGCGTGAGCCGCCTGATGATAAAAGAACTAAGTCGAACTGCTTATGTCCTGCATCATCGTAAAGTGTCGGAAATACAACACCCTCTTGCTCGTTACGCTTGATAGATGTAACAATGTTTTGAACTGTCGAAAGGACATTCGCTTGCTCGGCTGTCGCCGCACTTGATAGGTACTCAGGTGGTACATAAGCAACTGGCAATCCTGCTAGGTCGCGTTCAATACCGACTGCCTCGATTTCTTCGATACGGCGCTTGAAGAACCAAGGGCGATATGCGTTACGAAGGATTGAGCGACCCTCTGGGTTATTTTTAGCCGTAGTTGTACGGAATAGCAAAGCCTTTTCGATAGGGATGATGTGAGTGCCGCCCGATGATGGGTCGGTCTGTTCCATCGCTTGAATTCCACCGTTCTCGTCAATCTGCCAGCGGAATAAAGTTTCTTGGGAACGGATAGGTAATTTACGCCATCCGATTTTATTGTCTGTGTGCTTAGAACGCTTAGATGGGTCTTTAGCCTCTGGACCTGTACGGACTTTGTAAACAATTTCGTTATAGGAATATCCATAAACGAGCATTGAAAGAATTTGAGAAAGTGTCTGGTCCCATGAATCCGACATATCATGGATGCAAGAATCTATGAACGCTGCCGTTTCTTCATCTTCAGGCTTTATCTCGCCATCTTCTGAATTATCTGAATATGGGTCTACGCGCCACTCAAGGCGTGTAATAACTTTTTCAATCGCATAAAGCATTGAGCCGATTGTTGGGTCATTGTCTGCCATCTCACGATAAACGCGAGCGCCACGAAGTCCACGGAGATTAACAAGGAATTCTTCATAAACCGTTCCACCTGAACGGCGTAAACCCGTAGAGCCGAGTTCCTGTAAATCTGGCTTTTCTGCCATTGCTTCCCTCTACTCTTTAGATGCTAGTCCGACAAGAATTTTAATAGCCTGTTCTTCATTGAATCCTGCACTTTGCAACTCCGTGAATAATTCATGGGTCTGCACAGCGAAGGCTCCGAGAACGGACATGACTCCACCGCCATTTAGGTCGGAGTAATCATCTTTCACTCAATGATTTTAGCATTAAGTGAATTTTGTACTTATTCTCCGTCTAGGACAAATTCCTTGCAGTTCATACGCATAGTGGTGATTTCTTTTGCGAAGGCGCGAGCCATGTCTTTCGTACCCGCTTGAGCGTACATACGATGTTCCGTTTGCTCGCCAAGTGAATTGAATGACCGAAATGAAATCTTAAAAGGCAACTCATGGGATGTCTCAGTTAATTCGATTTCTACATAATCGCCCACATCAATTTTGTGCGATATGAACGGTCTGCCAGATTGGGATACAACAACTTTAGCGCCAGGAATAGTGCTAACGAAGTAATCAGTCCAAGCCACGATTTTCCCCTTTCATAAGGAAATTATTAACCCCTAGCATACTATACGATGGTTAGAAAGGCGCAACATCCGCTCCGAATGGGGCGCTCCATGGGTCAGGCGTAGGTGGATTGAATGAGGCATCTGTGCGCTGGACAACGCTTGCGGTGGTTACATGGCGCTTGAGGTCAATACCAACATTCCATGCGGTGACGGCAATCTTTGAGCGCTTAGCCCCTGTCGCCTTATCGTCCCAATTCTCTTGAACTGCCGTACCGACCACGATGACGGACATTCCCTTTTGGACTGAATCGGCTACATTCTCTGCGGTCTTACCCCAACACTTAATATCCCAAAATGTTGTATCGGTATTTTCCCATGAGCCATCGGCTTGTTTAACTGATTTTGATGATACGACTGTAAAGGTTGCAATTGATTTTCCGCTAGGGATAACACGCAACTCTGGGTCTGCTACTACATTTCCCGTTATGGTTAATTGAGTCATTTATATTTTTCCTTCGTTTATAGGTATCGGGATGATATTTAGTTTTGTTCTTATGCTTTGTCTTTCTCTGGTAGAGGTTCCTCCCCAGATTCCAACTACTGTGTAATGTAACGCGTAGGTCAGACATTCTTTCTTCCATAGGCACCCATTACACATTGCTTTTACTTTTTTATTCTCCTCTGTGACTTTATTCTGGTCTGGAAAATAAAACTCCGTATCAATCTGTGAGCAAATCGCTCCTTCGAACTGCCAAGGTTTCAACACTAATAAATACTTCTCTCTCCTCATTAACAATCAGCGGATGCGGGGAATTAGGAGATAACCTAGCCAATAAATTGCCATTACGCCATACCTTGCCACCAGCAATTCCATCGTAACTATTAGTCTCAGGCTTTACTAAAGATTCACAGTCATTCCAGAATTTACAGTTTCGACAATACTGCAATCCTGGTTGTGCTAAATCTAATTGGTACTGGTCAAAGAGCCACGGGTCTGAATTGCGACACGGGGCGTTATCTAAAAACTCCAATAAACTCATGGTGTAAATACTAGAGTTAGTTATTCAAATTATCTGTGATTTGGCTCTCTTGGCGTGTCGCTAATTCGCCGTATCTTTCAATTAGAAGTTTCTGGAGAAGTTCCAGTCTCTCCTTCTCCGTCATCGTCATCATCAAAAAGGTTGTCCTCTCCCCATGTTTCTAGTGCGTGATGAAGTAATCCCTTTTGTCGCCAATCAGGTTGCTGGTCATCTGCCAAAGTGGTTGTCCAATAACCCTGCGAGGTTCCATCCGTCCATTCCGCGACCAAGACCCAGCCCGTACAAATGGCTGGGTCAAGGAACGCAATCCTCGCTATTTCAGCAAGGGCATTGTCTATTGCGGAAGGCTTTTTCTGTTCTTCATCCATGCGCCAACTCTAGTACCAAAAATTTCGGTGCCAGAAGTTATCGGCATTGCATGGCGTGTCGTAACGCGACTCAATATAGAGAAATCCTCTTTCAATCTGTCGCTCAACCGTAGTATCTGGGTCAAGTCCTAGAATCTGGGGAATCCCGCCTGCATGAAGGCGCTCGCCATTTTGGTAGACGGCTTGTTTATTGTAGGCATCTGGTCGCCAATTTGATTCGCCAGTCCATAAATCAAGGAGACAAGCCCATTGTTTAGGGGTATCCCAACCGAATTTTTCTAGTTGGGTCTTGGCGTATTCCTTAGCCGCCTCTGGTGTTCTTTCAACCAGAATAGGTTTTGGAGGTTCTACAACTACCTCAACTGCATTTGCCGAAGGGTCTCTTGGCATCTGGAGCGGATTGGTTGTAATCAGTAATGCGCTGATTAGCGCGATGTGAATTGGTTTTACCGAAAGTCTTTCATAAGTACGCATATTCCTCCATGGTTCGGAGCGAACGATTCTGCGTTACTGGATGTAACGAATCCCTGTCGTCAGTATCGGACTGACCTCGCTTTTGAGGTGTAGGTAGTTTGCGACCTGAATCAAAGGTAGCAGATAAATCTGTGATTGGAAACTAAGTGGGGTAATAAATTAAAGGCGTTCGGTGGGGGAGCCAACACAATGCGAGCCTATGAGAGAGGTAAGACAGCATCGGGCAATCTACCCCACCGAACTTGGGTACCCATAATTAGGATACACCAACTGGGTATAGAACACCCGCTGGGAACGGAACGGCGTGACCAGCGGGTGATTCACCAACCAGTAACCCAGAAAGAAACTGGTTAGTGAATTCTGATTAGTCTATTCGTGAATCTACATAAGCGTTGATGCCGTAACTTTGGAGAACCTTTACTGCTCCCGCTGCTGCTGCACACGCTCTTTCATAACTTTGGTCGCGGCGAATACTTGGTGCGAACTCCCAAGAACTAGCGGAGTATCCACCGTAATAACCGACAAAACCAATTCCGCGCTTCTTCAATTCAGCAACGAATTTTCCTCGCGCTGGCTTGATTACTACTGATGCGAAACCGCATACTCCACCTTCAATGAACCAAGTTTCTTTGGTTTCATCAATTTTGTTTCCGAATGGAGTTGTTGGAGTACCGACAACAATTGGTGTTGGTCGGCAAGCGCGAACTGCGGCTTCTGCCGCTTCTGATGCTTCGACAAGAATGTCGTAAGCGCTCTTTTGCTCTTGAATTGTCTGGGTCATTTATTCTTCCTCCTTCTTGATTTTTCCTACAAATTCAATTTCCTTGATGTAAGCCCTGTTATAGGCTAAGTAACTTTCAATCTCGCCAATAGTTTCGAACTCAACTTCTTTCTTGTTGATTTCGCCTTTGCTCCATTGGTTTTCAATCTTGACGATTGCTTTTATCATTTCCGTTCCTCTCTCTCGCTTACAACATCAGTTTACACTACTGGGGTTTAATATGCAAGTTCTGAGCATTGCGCTCATCGGCGAGTCGCTGGAGAGCCTTCTCATTCTCCTCGCGCCTGATATAGCGTAGAGAGGCTTCAGAGACCCGTAGAGGCTCTTTGAACTTAGCCCAGGATGGAATCAACATCAGAACCACCTTTCGCTCTCTACGGACCCCACAATGCCGAAAACGGCGAATATGAGCAGGAATAGCCCCAGAGCATCCAGCCATTCTGAGACCTTGTAGCCACGCGCTGTAACGCGCCCTTGCTTTTCTAGGTATCTAGCCAACATGGTTTTTCTCTCCCTTGATTAGTTTGATGATTCCGTGTGCAACGAGTGAGGCATCTACCTCGCATCGAAAGCAATACGGCTTACCTTTCACGAAAGTGATTCGGAACTCCGAACCGCATGTATAACATTTCATTTCTTCACCTCGCATATCACTTCAGATTCTCCGCGACCTGTTAGGACCGCGATGATGTCTGACTTTGGAATTTCTCTCTCTAAGATAATTCCTTCCTTGCCAAATCTGTTAGCAAAGAATTCTGCCTTGGATTTATTTAGTGTCCATGAAAGTCCATCTTCATTAAGACCTTTAACGCATCCACGGTAAATAGTAACCAACTCTGGTAGTGAATTCAATAACTGAAACTCCGATTCGTCCATTAAATAATGGCGCTCAGGACGATTCGATGAGAGCAATTCTTTCCATTGCTCAAGGTTCTGCCATTGATTCTCTGTATCTGTCCAGATGCTAGATAGAAGTGACCAGTATTTTGTATCTGGTAAATCTTTAGCAATCGAGATAAATGCCTGGAGTCGGTATGGGCGTTCATGCAGATAAATAATCTGATTGAACTTTCTGTGCAGAACCGCGTTAATCAAATCCTCTTTTTTCTGGAGGTAGTAAGCGTTGGCTCTACCATTCGAAAAGAACGGAACTTGATAGACCAGCGGGTGACGAAGTTGAGGACCGAGCGCACCATCTGTTTCGAAGTATGGAACTAGGTCAGGGTGAAGTGGCTCATTGGTCTCTGCCAATAAGCGCTGCAAGGTTTCTTCTATCTGAGTCATTACCAGCCTCTCTTTTCGTACTTCTTGATGAGGATTGCTTCTTGCTCCTCGTAAGTGATGCCGTGCTTTTCAGCCAAGTTGAAGCAAATCAACTGAGCAATCTCTCCAGCGAAAGCCCTACGGTCTTTTTGGTGCTGGATGCTTTCCTCTGTATGTGGCTTGCCATCGTAATACTCTGTAACGATTTCGCGCTGTGAATCTGCGTACTGGCTGTACCACTCTGTAATCGCTGAACGCTCTGTCCTGATTTCTCTTGTCCACTTGCCTTCTTTGTAGTAAAGGAACTCACCGCTCTTTGTTGGAGCGTTAGCCTTTTCTTTAGCGATTCGTGCTGCTTTCTTTGCTTCGCGCTCTGCCTTTGCTTCAGCCTTAGCAATTTTGTCTGCTGTGACGATTCGTGATGGGCGATTCAAAGTTTCTGCTGGAGCAGATGGATAACAAATTGTGCAAGCATCCTGACCAGCATCATCAACGATTGTTGCTTCATCATCGTTGCTGTATTGAATCAACCATTGGTAACGAGTAGTTGGGAAGCAAGTTGAGCAATCCAATGAACTGTGGACATGACCGTTGCTGGCAAGAACCAAGAACGCTCTTGTCCAAGGGTCTTGGTCATAGATTGCATCTAAATCACGAATCTGACCATTGACTTTGCGAAGGTCGGCTTTGAAAATATAAATTTTTCCTTCGTACTTTGCAATTTCACCAATACGGGTTGGGTAATGCTTTTGGTAGAACTCCAAAGTATCTTCTGCACTTGCAATTTTTTCAACAATAGACCAGCGCTGGTTATGCAATTCAGACAACTGGGTATCAATCTCGACTGCGAACTCTTTGGTAACCATTTCCGTCCTCTCTCTTGAACAACTCCAGTTTACACTATGGGGGTTAGATATGCAACCTCATTCCATTGAGTGATTCTCGGCGTGTCTGGGCTTGAATTCAGCCCGAGCCTGAATCCTCGATTTGCTTACCCAACCCCAGTAGTGTATAATGGAAGATGAGAGGGGGCAGATATGAGAATCGTCATCTGTTCAGTATGTGAGAAGGAGTGGCAACTTAGAAGCGGGATGGCTTTTGAGAGCCTTTGGAGACACATCAAGAGAGAACACAAAGAGCAACCAGTCGCGCAAGCGGCTTAACAAAGGAGACTACTTTGGAGAGAGACAACCAAAAAAGCCGCCACTATGCGGCTGAGCGTTTTCTGTACGATGCAGGAAAGACCGTCATCAAGACGGGCAGCAAAAACTTTCCCGAACTTACCTTCAATCTAACAAAACAAAGTTCCATACACGATTGCCAAAGTTATCTAAATATCATCTGCGACCAATTCTGGTTTAGGCAGAGATTTGGCGAACGCAAGATTTATATTGAATCAGGTCGTAATGTCGGGACAGCCTATGGCTCACGCCGAATCACCCTTGGAACTTGGGCTAGAAATGAAGCCGTGATTCTTCACGAATTGGCTCATTGCCTAACACCTAACGCAAAACACGGAGCAGAATTCTCTGGAGTTTTCCTGTTCTTGGTTAAGAACGCCTTCGGTGCCGATATTGCCAAGCAACTCCGAGAGTCCTATAAAACTCATCGGGTGAAGTACAACAACAAAGCAATACCGCCGATTGATAAATCTTGCTTAACTCAACTTCAAAAGTCGAGGCTTGCAAAGAAAAATGCTCGCATCGAAAAGAAGGTCAAGAAAGAACTTTCGGTCAAGCCCTTGTTTCCCGAGGAGAAAGAGCATCTAGTCAGGTTGCTCACTCGCGCCATCAACTCGGGTCAATTCGGAGAGCCGAAAAGCAAGACCCGAGCCAGCGCTCAGAAAGTGATTCGAGATATTAAGAAGGTTGCTTAAGCCTTCTTCTTATCCACCTTGCTGAAGGCATCGTTGATTTCTGCCGTGGTCAGTTTTCCGTCATCCAGGAATGAGCGAGCCAAGGATTCAACCACGGTTGCAACTCCGAGCAAGCCAGCCATAAGCGCGGCAGTCAATGGCTCAAGACCAAAGAGCGAACCTGCTCCGATAACTGATAGACCAGATGCAGCGAATACCGAAAGAATTCGCATCAAGACATTGTTTACATTTTTCATTCTTCATCCTTTGTTCTGCGTAGTGGGTAAGTAATAATCCAGATGACCAGGCACCAGAGAGTCGCGTAGGCAACTGCCGTTTTAGCCGACCCGTCAATCGTTACCCAAGCAATAAAAAATCCCAGCATGGTGAACAACTGTCCGATGAGGTCATTGAAGAAGTTCTTCATTTACATTCTCCTTATAGATAGTGATG